GCTGGTATCAGCGCCCGAACCATTTGCAGGTGGCGGCATGAATTTCGCCCGCTTCATGGTTTTTTTCATGACTGCTTTTGCTATCGCATTCATTTGGAAGTTCTCCCAATGATCGCCGCGACCGTTTCCCTGCTCGCAACCCTCGCCGGTGGCGCCATCGCGCTCTACCTCGTGCGTTTGGAGTTCCGCCCATGAGAACCGTGAGCTTCCAAGGCACCCAGCTCACCAGCGGCCAGCGCCGCCGCCTTCAAGAGCAACAGCAGGCCCGGCCATTCGTGAACCCGGTTCTGCAACAGCAAGTAAACGAAACCCTGGCAGCGCTCGAAGCTCGCCAGTCCCAGGGCATCAAGCCCGAACGCCAATGGTTCTTGGAACGTCAAGAGCGTGGCACACCCTGCGTTGCCGACCTGTTCGGCTTTTAAGAGGCAATACCCATGGCTATGACTATGAAGATCGAAACCACCGGCAACTTCCGTACCGGCATCGCTGCTAAGTCGCAGAAACCCTATTGGATGGCCGAAGCTTTCGCGCATCTGCCGGGCGTTCCGTATCCGCAGAAGTTCAGCTACTACGCCGCCTCCCAGCAGGAAGTGCTGCCAGTCGGTCATTACGAGTGCGACGTTTCTTGCTCGATCAAGGATGACCGCATCCACTTCGAGGTGGACCCGCGTCAAGCCCGCCGCATTTCCGCTCCTGCTCCTAAGGCAGTAGGTGCTAACTAATGGACACCTTTGTCTGCGACGAATGCGGCGAAGATTTTGATGAAGATTCAGATGGATCGGAGTTCGCTGTTGTTGACGATCCTGAAGCCGGCACCCTTTGCGCTTTTTGTAATTCAGAAGTAACGGAGTAACAAAACAGTGGATTGCACCGCACAACTTACCGCCGAGTGCGTAACTACGGTGTTTTCCGCTGGCTTCTTTCTCACGGTCACATGTTGGGGCCTGGGAATAACCCTCGGCGTCGCTATCGGCGTCATTCGCAAACTGTAGGAGTAACAAAGATGACTGAGATTTTCGGAGCTGTTGACCTTTCGACCGTTGCCACCTGGGTTGGCGCTACTGGTGTGCTGATCATCGGTATCACCATGGCGTTCAAAGGCATCGACCTCGGCAAGCGTGGCGTGAAGAAGGCCTAACGGCCCTCTTCGGGGGAGGGGCTTCGGCCCCTTCATTCATTATGGAAGAAGCGCAAATAGCACTTACCGCAGCGGACCTGGCGATGCTCGCCTATTCGCTCGTATTCATTGGCGGAGTATTCGGCGGATGGGCATTCATCACTGGAGTAAATCAGCGGTTCTAACTCTCCTGGTCGTACTCTCAATCGGCCATGCCCATGCGGCAACTCGCAAAACAGTTTCCATGCCTTCAGATGGTCAAGTGATCGGCTCCGGTAATGGTTCGTCCAGGAGCGGTGACACACTGCACGTTCCAGGCGACGGAAAGACCGAATATATCCCGTCTTCTTACGGCGGTGGTTCCAAGGGAACCAAACTACCAATCAAGCCAACTTATGATTATTCGATACCTCGAACTGTCAAAGGCATGACAACGAATCTTCGGGGCGGTGTTTACGGCGCTGTCCTTGGAATCGGTCTTCAGTACATGCTTGATGCTGTTGATGGCGTCATAAAGGACGGTCAAGTCCTTGTTCCGTCTATGCAAGAGGTGCCGGGTGATTTCTTTTGGTCCGCGGGTGCTGGTGAGCATTCTACGCCCGCCGCTGCATGTGAGGCATTCCATAAGACCATCCCGCTCTATCCCCCTCATAGGATTGAATCTAATGGCGCGGGCGGCTTTAGCTGTTACGGCATATCGTATCGCTGGGGTCCTGGTGAGGAAGTTAAGAACGGCACTGCTCAACGCTACGGTACCGGTCAGTGCCCGGACGGTGCGCAATATCAACCTACTACAGGTACATGTATAACGTCCGTCCTTGCGCCGGCATCCGATGCCGATTATGACCTGATGGAAGCGGCGGCAGCGGTCAAGGATTCCGAGTGGCTTAAAGAGCGTCTTCGCGAGCATTGTGAAGGCGGCCTAAACCCGCAAGCCTGTTACGAGTCTTTACGCGATAGCGTCAGGCTCGAAGGTCCGTCCAGTGTCACTGAGCAGGGTCCAACTAGCACAACTACATCACCAGCCGGCACCACGACGACAACTGGAAACACCAGGATCGACATTACATACGGTGATAACTATTACGACTACCGCAAGACCAAAACAACGATTGTCACCAAGCCAGATGGAACTACTGAAACCACAACAGAAACCGAACCTGAAACCGAGCAGCCGCGCGAAGAGGAAGAGCAGGACATAAACTTCTCTGATAGCGAGTTTCCCCCCGTTGAGCCGTTCTATCAGCAGAAGTACCCTGATGGACTCGAAGGTGTCTGGCAGGATGCGCAGTCTAAATTCGATAACAGCGAATTCATGTCGTTCCTTCATTCCTTCGTTCCTCAGTTCTCTGGATCGTGTCCTTCCTGGTCTATGTCATTCAACATCGCCAGTTGGGCAAGTTACGGCAATGTCCCATTCGTTAACCTCTGTTACGTCTTCGACTTCATAAAAGTCATCATGCTTGTTACTGCGCTATTCACGGCGCGTGCTATTACGTTCGGGGGTTGATATGGCTGCCATCGGTAACTTCTTTACAGCGCTGCTAGCCAAGATCGTTGGCTTCGCTAAATGGTTTCTGTCTGTCTTCACGCAGATATTCAAGGACATCTGGAACATGGCAACGGACCTGGGCTGCTGGTTCGTAGATGGCATGCTTTCCGTGGCCGCAACAGCGTTAAACGCAATAAACATACCGTTCGATCCTCAGACGTATTACTCAATGATCCCGCCCGAGGTCGGCCAGATGCTCGGCGCAATCGGAGTTACTCAGGCGATAACGATCATCGTCGCTGCCCTGGTAATCCGATTCATCCTTCAAACCGTTCCGTTTGTTCGCTGGGGTTCCTGATGATCAACCTGATGCTTGGCCAGCCCGGTGGCGGCAAGTCGCATGAAGCCGTTGTCTTTCACCTGATCCCCGCGCTTAAGCAAGGGCGCAAGGTCATCACAAACCTCGCCCTGGTAATGGAGAAGTTCCAGGCTTACTACCCTGAGTATTGCCACCTGATCGAGATACGCGAGCCTTACACCGAGCGCTACATTGACCCGAAGACCAGGGAGGAGGGCAGCCGCCTCGTTCGGCCGTTCAGCCAGGAGAGCCACTACGGTGACCCATGGCGACAGGAGGAAACCGGGACAGGCCCGCTCTACATCATCGACGAATGCCACTTGGCCCTGCCGGTTCGTGGAACGCCAATCGAAGTTGAAGAGTGGTACTCACTGCACCGTCACGAAGGCGCTGACGTCCTGTTGATTACCCAGAGCTACGGCAAGATCAACCGGGCGATCCGCGACCTCGTCCAGGTGGTGTATCGCTGCAAGAAGGCCACCGCGTTCGGTTCGAATGATCGCTACATTCGCAAGGTCCAGGACGGGCTACGCGGTGAGGTCGTAAACACCTCGATCCGCCAGTACGAGAAAACCTATTTCGGTTTCTGGAAAAGCCACACGCGATCTTCATCAGCCGCTGCCGAGCTTCAGGCCAACGATATTGTTCCGATCTGGAAGCGCTGGCCGTTCAAGGGCGCAGCCATCATGTTCACGATTGCGGCCTGCATGATCGTCTGGAACCTCAACCGCGACACCGGTAAACAACCCCCGCCAGTCAAACGTTCTGAGCCGGCTCCCGTTGTCCAGGTGCAGCAAGAACCCTCTGCGCCGCCTGCCGAAGTCGCTCAGCCTCGCGGACCTGAGCAGCAGATACACCCGTATCAGGGTTATCAGCTCTTCCTATCGGCAGTTATGAAGGGCGACCGCCCAGACCAGGATGGCAACCTGCGCCCATACCTCGCCGGATACCTGACCGTCACCCAGAATGGCCAGCCGATCCGGCAGGTCTCGTTCCGCGACCTGACCGACGCTGGCTACACCATCACCTACGAGTCACCGACCGTCATCGCGCTCGAATACAAGGGCTTTGACCTGGGATATGTCATATCCGCGCTGCCGACCGTATCGCTCGCCAGCAAGACCCCTGACAAGGCCGTAGGCGGATAACTGGGGGGAGTCCGCTTGCGGACGGGACCCGGTTTCCGCCAAGGCCGCAGGCAGGACCATTCCTGCCGAACGAACCGCATTCGCCACTCTTGGATATTCCATGGACGACATGTCGCAATACACCGATGACGAGCTGCGCGAGCTGTACAACTGGCTAACCACGCAGCATCGTCTCGTTGAAGATGAACTTGCTTGGCGCTCACGCTGTGAAGACCTTTACCAGGACAGATGAGGCGTTACACCCCCACTTTACCCCGGATTCCCGGGGTCACTCGGTCTCTATCACCACATCGCCAGATGCATTGATCTGCACGTAAGGCACTGATCTATCAAGGATTTTGTGCACAAGCTCGCTGTCCCGCATCGGCGGCATGCCGCGCTTCACGAGTAACTTGTTGATTTCTATGCATTTTTGCCGGATCGCCTCTTGTTCGGCGTTTGTAAGGCGGATCGTTGCTGGCATTTTCAATTGGTCCATATTGACACCCGTCAATCAGCATACGTGCATGCATGTGATTTGTGTTGACGCATGCAAGTTCATCCGTATACATTCCGCCTCAATGTGATTTGCATGCATGCATGCAACAAGGGGAGCAGGGATGTTTATCGATTGGCTTACGGTGTCTCAAGAGCATCAGCACGACCTTCCGGTTGTGTGCGATGTGATGACCATCACGATTGATACGAACACCAATGAAGTGCTCTCCACCCGCCAGCCTCGCTTCAAGCATGAGGCCAGCTATTCCACTTCGGTCACGATCCATGTGCAGGGGCGGAAAGTCCGTGTTGAAGGCAACCCAAGCCGGGTAGGGCGCCTGGACAACCTGTTCGGCTTCTCGACCATCGAGCAGTGCGTTTCGGTCTACAACCAGCTTCTGGCCGAGTACGGCCTGCCGGGCTTTACCCGCTGCACTCGCGTTGATCTGCGGGACGGCGCGTCAGGTGCAAAGACCGGCGATCGCGTGGCAGACGGCGCCAAGATCGAGCGGATCGACCTGACCACGAACGTATCGGTAGGAGAGGGCAACGTCCTTGCCTACCTGCGCGGCGTTTCCTCCCAGCGCATCGGGCACAGCATCGGTTTCCTGTATCCCAACGGCCGCACCGTTGCGTGGACCCCGAAGGGCAATGGCAAAGGCGGGCGCCTCCAGTACCGCAAGGCCTATGACAAGGCTTTCGAGCTGGACGAGAACCTGCTCCCCAAGATCAAGCGCCTCTACGGCGATGAATCCACCGAGTTCCTGTATGTGCAGCGCGTCCGCGACTACTGCGCCCTTCATGGCGTTGTTCGGATGGAGCAGGAGCTGAAGAACGAATTTTTGCAGCGTGAATGCTTGGCCTATTGGGGCCTGTTTGACGAACGGCGTTTTGCCGAACTCCACGACGAGTTTTTGAGAATTGACGAGCGACTGAAGGTGACCGCAATGGACATCGTTTCCATATCCGAACAGCTCTTGGCTGAGCAGATCGTAAACACCACCCGTGCTGCAAACACCACCGCTATGTATGCGATCCAGTGGATGCACGGTCAGCAGTTCGACTTCAACAAGTCCGCCGTCCAGGAACACGCCGCTCGCCTCAATCGCATCGGTATCAACATCCGCAACGCCTGCGACACCTCGCGCTTCGCCCCCGTCTTCGTTCGTCAGGCCCGCGAGATCACCAAGTCCACCGTGCTGGCCATCCCGAGCTGGTATCAGCGCCCGAACCATTTGCAGGTGGCGGCATGAATTTCGCCCGCTTCATGGTTTTTTTCATGACTGCTTTTGCTATCGCATTCATTTGGAAGTTCTCCCAATGATCGCCGCGACCGTTGGGAGAACTTCCAAAT